CTACAATTCTCACATTGTCAAAATCTAATCAATCACTATAAATGCAAATAACTACTAAAAATAATAAATTATGTCAGGAAGAAACGGAGGGCGCAAACCTTTGCCCGAAGAATTAAAAGTTTTGAGGGGTACAGCTAGAAGGGACAGAAAAAGAGAAAGTTCAAAAGGCATCCCTGTGGATAAATGGTCATCAATATCAAGTACTAGGGGGATTAAAATTTTACAATCTGCTAGGGCTAAAGCAATTTTTAAAGCTAAATGTAATCAGTTAATTTTGCTGGGAATTTTATCGGAGGCGGATCTAGATCAACTTTCTTTCTATGCTTATAATTTGGATAAGCTATATTCTTTGATGGGAGATTTGAGAGAAGAATCGGACATGATTACTTTGTATAAAGTAATTTATAGGGGAGATGGAGAAATAGAGAAGATCCCTACAAAAACAATTATCAATCCTAAATGGAAATTATATTTTAGTTTAATTGACACGATCAATAAGGTAGGGAGTGAATTTGGGTTTACTCCTGTTGCTAGACAAAAATTAAAGCTACCAGAGGAACCAAAATTGAACCCTATTGAAGAATTAAAAAGGCAATTAAATGGTTGAAGAATATATAAATAGTGTTATAGATGGATCTAGGACAGCTGGTAAATATGAGATTTTAGCAGTCAAGAGGCATCTTAAAGATTTGAAAAGATCTAAGAAAGGGGAGTTTGATTTTGTTTTTTCAGAGGAGAAGGCAAGATTGGCTATTTCTTTTTTCTCTTTGCTTCACCATTTTAAAGGTGAATGGGCTGGACAACAATTTAAACTAGAGGGTTGGCAAGAGTTTATTGTGTGGTGTATCTTTGGATGGGTAGATAAAAAGGGATATAGGAGATTTAATTACGCTGATATAGTTGTAGCTAGGAAGAATGGAAAGACAACATTAGCTGCCGGGATAGCTCTTTATATGATGGTGTTGGATGGGGAAAGTGGAGCGGAGATTTATTCTGCCGCTATGGATATGGCTCAAGCTAAAATTTGTTGGGAAGCTGCAAGAGAGATCGCTAGGAAATCACCAGCTATTGCATCTTATTTGCAATTTTATCAATACTCTATTATCATGGAAAGCTCTGCGAGTAGCTTTAAACCTTTGAGTAGAGATAGCAAAAATAAGGATGGTTTAAATCCACATTGTGCTATTTGTGATGAGAGACATGCTTGGGTTACCAATGATTTACTTGATGTAATTAAATCAGGGTTAGGAGCAAGACGTCAGCCTCTTGTATTCTCAATTACTACCGCTGGGTTTAATATGGATGCTCCTTACTTTAAAGATCTGCGAGTTATGCAAGACATTTTAAAGGGGATAAAGGAACAGGATAATTGGTTTATAATTTTATACCAGCCCGATAAAGGGGATGATTGGAAAGATGAAAAGACTTGGATAAAAGCTAATCCAAACTATGGGGTTTCTGTTTTAAAAAGTTACTTTGCGAATGAACTTCAAGATGCGCTAAATAAAGGAGGCACAACGGAGGTCAATTTTAAAACTAAAAACTTAAATATGTGGGTTGATGCTCCAGATGTTTGGATCCCTGATGAGTTAGTTTCTAAGAACAATTTTGAGTTTTATTTAAAAGAGCTGGATGGGCAAGAATGTTATGCTGGTCTTGATTTAGCATCTCATAAAGATATAAATGCTTTGGCTCTTTACTTTCCTAAAGTTAAAACGTGCCCAGTTAAGTTCTTATTCTTTGTTCCAGAGATTAAAATTTTAGATAATGAAGATAAAGCCGATTATAGAGTATGGAGAGAGCAAGGCTGGTTAGTTGCTACTCCGGGAGATGTGATTGATATTGACATTATGAGTGAAATAATTATGAAGGAATTGAGGAAATATAACGTAAAAAACCTATCCTTCGATCCTTATAAGGCCTATCATGGGTTAATTCAGGCTTTAGAAAATGGAGGGATGTCAGATATTCTTGATGAATATACTCAAAATATTGCAAATATGAGTGAACCATCTAAGGAGATAGATCGAATGATTCGCAAACAGGAGCTTAATTTTTTGGAGAATCCTGTAATTAGATGGATGTTTAGAAACGTAACGATGTATCAAGATGCTAATGAAAATATTAGGCCAGACAAAAGAAGATCATCTGGCAAGATCGATGGTGTCGTTAGTTTGATTAATGCGGTTGGTGGCTACATATCCTTAAATGCGGAGAAGAAAGAAATTTATAAGGAGCATACTTTGCGAGTTGTATCACTAAAAAAATAAGCTATGTTATCTGAAAGACTTTTAAAAATGTTAGATCCAATAGGCTTTTCGGAGCTGTATGATCTTGAAAGGATTAAAAATAAAGAGCTATCTAATGTTGAATGCTACGAAAGGCTTGAAATAGAACATACTAATTACTTCAATAGGCGCAGATATTCGTGTTATGATTCGTTTCGTAAGGTGCGGGAGCGCAGACACCATGATAAATTTAGATAAAAATGGAACAATGTTCCATAATTTTATCTGTATTTGCGTTATATTTGTGTTATTAAAACTATTTGAATGGGCTTTTTAAAGAAAATATCCGATCGTTTAATACTTCCAGTTATCAAGAGGGCACTAACAGAGGAGCCTATCGAGGAGTATATTGCGAGGATGAAAGTGGGAATTGACACAGCCGATTTTGGGGTAACAGTTAATAATGCTACTGCTTTAAGATTCTCTGCGACCTACGCTTGTATAAGGGTTAGGAGTGAGAACATGGCTTCGCTTCCAAAAAATATAAAAGAAAAAACTTCTAAGGGTTGGGAAATTGCAGAGCATCCTATCTCTAATTTGATTAATTCTAAGCCAAACGATTATACCAATGTTTTTGATTTCTGGCAAATGATGTTTGCTAATCTAGATGGGTGGGGCAATGGATATGCTATAATTGAGAGGTCTGGAAGTGGGGATCCAATTGCATTACATCAAGTTCACTCTTCGAATGTTGATGTTAGGGTTATAAATTCAAAAAAATGGTTTAGGGTTACAGGTGCGACAGGTCGAAATGGAGTATATCCCAATGAAGATATGTTGCATTTTATGGGGCTTAGCTTTGATGGAGTGGAAGGTGTTAATCCTATTGAATATAATGCATCTAGTTTCGCAAAGGCCTTGGCAGCTCGTAAATTTGGGGCAGAATTTTACAAGAAAGGGGGTAATATTAAGGGCGTTTTAGAAACAGATAGCTCCATGAATGATACTCAATTTGATCAATTTACTAAGCATTTTCAAGAGAGTTCGCAAAATTATGATACTCCGCTCCTAGAGTATGGAATTAAATATAAGTCAATAGGCATTAATCCTGTTTCTGCTCAATTATTAGCAACAGAAGAATTTTCAATTACTGATATAGCTAGAATTTTCAATGTGCCTCCTCATATGATTGGAGATTTGACTCGATCTACATTTTCAAATATTGAACAGCAAACAATTCAGTTTGCTCAGTTCGCTTTGAGACCTACTCTTAAAAAGATTGAAACAGAGTTAGAGGATAAATTGTTTTTCACATCTGATAGACTGAAATTTTCTGTTAAGTTTGACATAAACGGATTGATGAGAGGAGATATGGCAGCTCGGGGAACTTGGTATGCGCAGATGATTCAAAACGGGGTGTATAATAGAAATGAAGTTAGAGCAATTGAAGGCTTGACACACAAAGAAGGGTTAGATGAGTTTTTATATCCTAGCAACATGTTGGTTGTGGGGGAAAATAATACAACTGAAAATGAAAAATAGAGAGTTTATATTTGGACAGGTAAGGAAGGTAAATGAAGAATCTCGGATGGTTACTTTTGTAGCTTCCGACAATTCGAGGGATGGACATGGAACTGTTTTACCCGTAGATAAATGGGAGCTATCAAGATTTGAAGGCAACCCGGTTATAGGGTACCAACACACCATTAGCTATTCAAATGATCCTGACGATGTAATAGGAACGGGTAAGGCATATATTGAAGGGGATCAATTATTAATCGATATAACTTTTGAACCTGAGGACATTAATCCTTTGGCCGATAAAATCTACAAAAAGGTTTTACATGGTACTTTGAAAGCGGTTTCAGTTGGATTTCTACCCACTAAAGATGGCCATATGGGCGATAAAACAAGGGGTGAAGATCCAGCAGCGTACCATTTTGATGGTCAAGAGTTGATAGAAGTTAGTGTTGTGAATATTTCGAGTAACAAAAATGCTTTAAAAAAGGCAATCGAAATGTATAGATCATTGCTTGATAGCAACCCAGAGGAGATTGAAAGGGTAAGAGCAGAGGCAGAGGAGGCTAAAAGGGTTGAAGACGAAAGGTTATTAGCCGAACATGTCGAAGCTGAAAGGGTAGCTAAAGAAACAGAGGCTAAGGAATTTGAAGATAAAGTGAAAAAAATAGAAGAGGAGATCATAACCGCAGAGTCAAAAGCTCTGCTCCTGATAAGTAATAATTAATAAAGTAAAAATCGAGATGAAAAAAATTAATGAAATTAAAAAAGAAATCTCAGATAACCTGTTGATAGTAAAAAATCAGGAGTCTGAGCAAGAAGTTAGATCTGCTGCAATTGAAAAGTTGGAGGCTTTAAACCTAGAGCTTAAAGATGCTTATATAGCTGATGCTGCTGAAAGATCTATTGCTAACAACACTTTTTCAGACACAGAAAAGAAAGAAGCACAGCGTTTCTTTTTTGCTAAGGTTCTAAGAGAGGCCGCAGAGGGAAACCTTACAGGCTTTGAAGCAGAGATGGCTCAAGAGGCTAGGAATGAGGCTTCAAAAAATGGACAAACTTTAAGAGGCTTGGGTATTCCTAACTTAATTCTACAAAGTAGAGAGGCAGATCCAGCAGCGGGACAAAATGTAACTACCGTAGCAGACGGGGGAAATTTGGTGCAAAAATACCCTATCACATACGTTGAGCTCCTTCGTGAAAAATTAGTTATAGCTTCGCTAGGTGCTAGATATATGTCTGGATTAGTTGGAAATGTTCCTTTTGTTACAGGATCTACTATTTCAGCCTCTTGGGGATCAGAGTTTGAGGCTCTTAATACAGTAGCTAAGGCTGCTTTCTCTATTAAAGAGATGACACCAAAACGCTTGGCTGTTAATACTGCTTTTTCTCGCC